GAAAACGTTTGTCAGCAATTTCGGGCTTCCGTGCTACACCAACAGCAGTGTTCCGGATGATGTTGCGCTTCCGTATATCGTCTATCCGCTGACGGAGCCAGAATGGGACACGAAAGCCAGTTTTTACATGATCCTGTGGGCGCATGTAACGGATTATGAAACCCTTCTGACAATCGCTGATGGCATACTGCATTCTATCGGACGGGGAGTGAAGATTGATCTCCCCGCAGAAACAGGAGCTACGCCCGGATACTTGGTTATATGGCCTGAAACCCCGGCGATACAGGAAGTTCATGATAAAGAACATGACTTGAAGGGTATATACTTCAATCTTTCGATGAATGTTTACAATCTTCCGGGCGCATAACCCGGAGAAGGGAGTGAGAAAATGGCGATCAATGGTATGATGACTCCGCTCCGCAAGGAAACGATGCAGAATCTCCAGCTGAACGCTGGAATCTTTCTGAAGAACCTGACGGTCAGCAAAACCTCCACGGCTACGGCTGTCAGAACGGCTGTCAAGTCCGCTATCACAGCCGGGACAACCCTTCTGGGCGCGACCCGTGGCGGCGGCACTTTCACCGTAACCCGCGATATGCGGATTCCGGATATTGACGGTATGCGGTATCGTTTCGTGGGCGGCAACTTCGTGGATTCCGTGGACGCTTACCTGTCTACTACGCTGGTAGAGGTCACGAAGCAGAACTTCATTGATCTGCTGGGAGCGCACGTAGTCACCGCTGATTCCGGAGACACCGCACAGCAGTTGAAGATGGATACAGTGATTCCGCTTTCTGCGTATATCGAAAACCTTTGCTGGGTTGGAGAGCTTTCGGATGGCGGTCTGGTATGTATCTATCTGGACAATGCGCTGAATACGGCTGACTTTAGTCTTACCTTCGCGGACAAGAACGAAGGTACGCTGGCGGTTGAGCTTCACGCCTGTCAGGATGAAGTGAATGACTACGATGAAGCCCCGTTCCACGTGTGGTTCCTTTCCGATGCGACTACTTAATTGAAACCCTATGCGGGGCGTGGGATGTTCCCCGCCCCGATAATTCATTTTTGAGGAGGAAAAATGAATGAAAATCAGTGAAATGACCAATGATCAGGCTTGCGACTGTCTGCTCAGACTGACCCCGGCTGTATCAGCGATCCTTGAGGACGGAGAAGTCCAGACGATGCTGAACATGTACTCAGAGGGACGGAAGAAGCCGCTGTACCAGATGCTCAGTGAGATTCTGCCCAAGCTGGTTCCCTTCTGCGTGAAAACGCACAAGGCAGACCTGTATGAGATTGTCGGTGCGCTGACCTTCAAAAAGGCGAAGGATGTTGGAGCCATGAACATTCTTGAAACGATGAAGGTTCTGAAGGAAAGCATTGATGGGGAATTGATCGGTTTTTTCAAACCCTCCGGGCGTGCGACAGAACAACCCGGAACAGAATCGTAATCCTGCTGTTACGGCACGGGTATCACGGGAACCGGGTGCTGGTGCAAGCCCTTCTGGCTGATAAGCGGGAAAGAGAATGCGCCGAATATACAGCCGACTGTACAGGCGCAATTTTGAGACGGTTCTACAGGTTCTGCGGAGTTGAAGATTTTGAGTTCCCGCTATTTACGGAACTGTACGCAGAGGAAAAAGAGCCGGAGCCGGAAGTGACCGTCAAGGATGTATCGGAACGCTTGCTGAGTTTGCTTGACCCGCCCGGATAAATGAGGTGAAGATATGGACATTATGAGCCTTGGTGCTGTCCTGTCTCTGAAAACAAATGCTTTTGAAACGGCTATGGCGAAAGCTGAGAGCCGTTTTTCAAAATTTGGCGGCGTTCTGAAGAAGGGGCTTTCCGTTGCCACGAAAACCGTTGCCGCAGGAGCCGCCGCCGCAGGAGCCGCCGCAACCGCTTTTGTAGCCAGCTCCGTGAAGGAAGGGGCGGCTTTCGATAAGGCGATGAGTCAGGTTGCCGCCACGATGGGACGGACAACCGACAGCATGACGGAAATGAGCGCGTTTGCCCGGAAGATGGGGCAGACCACAGCCTTCTCCGCTACGGAAGCCGCTGAAGCCCTGAATTACATGGCTCTGGCTGGATATGATGACCAGAAATCCATGGCGATGTTGCCGAAAGTGCTTGATCTGGCGGCGGCTGGGAGTATGGGTCTGGCTCAGGCTTCCGATATGGTGACGGACGCATCTTCTGCGCTGGGTCTGAGCATGGAACAGACCGAAACGCTTGTTGACCAGATGGCGAAAACGTCCAGCAAGAGCAACACAAGCGTGGCTCAGTTGGGCGAAGCAATCCTGTCTGTCGGCGGTACGGCGAAGATTATGCACGGCGGCACCACGGAGCTGAACGCCGCTCTGGGTATTCTGGCAGATAACGGTATAAAGGGTTCCGAGGGCGGCAGAGCCTTGCGGAACGTTCTTCTGGGGTTGTCCGCTCCCACGGATAAAGCGGCGAAGCAGTTGAAGAAGCTGGGCGTGGAAGTATTCGATTCCACCGGGAATATGCGGGAGCTTCCGAACATCCTTCAGGACATGAATGAAGCGATGGACGGGATGACGGACGAACAGAAAACCAACATTCTCAGCGATATCTTCAACAAAAACGATATGAAGAGTATCAACGCTCTGCTGGGAACCACCACAGACCGTTGGGCTGAACTGGTCGGAGAGATTGTAGACAGCAAGGATGCCGCCAAGCAGATGGCTGAAACGCAGTTGGACAATCTTCCCGGTGATATCACTAAATTCAAGTCCGCTCTGAGTGAAGCCAAGATCACAATTTCAGAAGCCCTTATGCCTACACTGAGGGAATTTGTTCAGGCTGGGACTACGCTGGTCACTGACCTGACGAACGGCTTCAAAGAGGGCGGTCTGAAGGGCGCAATTGAAGCGGCACAGGAATCCCTGAGCACGATCATCAATGATTGGAAAGAAAGCGATAACCCGCTCCTGAACACGGCGGCGAACATCGCTGAGAAGCTTTCGGAAGCTGTAACGTTTGCGACAAGCCTTGCGACAGATTGGGAAAACACCATCGGGAAGATGAAAACAAGCGGCTCCCCGTTTGGCGTAGCGTTTGCGCTTGGACTTGAGTTTGTAAAGACTACGATTGAGACGGTCATTGGGCTGATAAACGATTGGCCGGAAACTGTTGCGAAGCTGAAGGAAAGCAACAATCTTGGGCTTATGCTTCTTGGCGGTGCGCTTGATGTTGTCAAGGGAGCGTTGGATTGGATTGTCAAGAATGAAGAAGCCGTAACAACTGCGATTGGAGCGATTGCGGCGGCTTTCCTTGCTATCAAGATTGACAAGGGTGTAACCGGATTTATTGCCGCCCTGAAAACCGGAACAATAGCCAAGTTCCTGTTCGGAAGCAATGTGGCAAACAATGTTCCTTCCGTTCCGACAGCCCCGACAACTCCAACAGGGAATGGCGGTCTGTTTGGACTTATTGGAAACGCAATCGGAGCGGCGAAGCAATCCGCAAGCCTGTTTGCGGCTGGCGGTGGGATGGCTACTGTTGGACCGATTGCGGCACTGCTTGGTTTGGGAGCCGCTGGAAAGGCTATGATTGATGCAAACCTGAATGATGAGAAGCTGAATCAGGTTTACGGTCAGAACGGCGGCGAAGGTGACATCATTGATATGTTGACGAACCTTCAAGCCCAAAGGATAGCTGAATATTTCAAGAATTATACGGAAAATGCCGGGACTGAGGAAGCGTTTGATTCACGGGATAAGCTACAACAGGCGTTTGAGGAATCCGGGGTTGAGCTGAGTGAACAGGCTGTCAGCTTGATCGAAAACATTTTTGATAATTATCTGAATGAGGTTGACCCGGACGGGCTTGTGGCGAAGCTGATGGAAAATCACCCGGACATTTTCGGCGGCGGTGAAGGTGGGAAATCTGGCATTGAGGTTCCGCTTGATCCGAAAATGCATCAGGGCGCAAAGGAATATCTTCAGGGCGTTGTTGATTCTTACGGAATAACGCTTCCGCTGACACCAACGCTTGGTGGGTTTGGGTTCAACTGGAACAAACGTGCCAAGGGCGGCGATATCCCATATGACAACTATCCCGCACTGCTCCACCGTGGGGAGCGAGTCCTCACGGCTTCCCAGAACCGGAAACGGGAAAGCGAAGGGAACCTGAGCAATGCGCTTGTGGATGCGATCCAAGGGCTGAAGCAGGATTTTGAGAACATGAAGCTGGTTGTCGGTAAGCGCACGTTCGGACGGACGATGGTGGATTACGGCGGGAGCCGGATGGAGAACTTCATCGGAGCTTCTGAGAACCGCTTTCTGGCGGGATACGGTGAGTGAGGGAGGTGAGTGAATGTCTGAGATTACCACGTCTCCGGTTCTTTCCGGAGCTGACCAGCGGAAGGAAAAAGGAACTGGTGTTGGCTGGTTCAAGTGGAAGCAGGATTTGGGAGAGGTTTCCACTGACTGGGTTGACAGCCGGGACTTTGGACTGTGGTGCGCCAAGATGCCGCCCGTGACCAAGCCGGAAGAGAAGAGCCAGTTTGTTCAGCTTCCGGGGCGGGGTTCCTTCCTCACGATCACCGAGGGGGATTGGGCTTACAAGCCGTACCTGAAGGAAGTCACGGTCATTCTACCGCTGGTTCGTTACCATCAGACTTCCTCTTCAAGCGATTCCGGCTATGAACAGGTGAATCCCGGTGGAGAATCCACAGGATCAACAGGAGACAGCGGAAGCGGCTCAGGTTCAACCGGGACAGGCGAAGTATCCGGTGACGGTGAGGTTGCCGGGGCTGGCGGCGGTGGAAGCGGAACCGGAAGCGGAAGCGGAGAGATCAGCGGAACGCCGACCAACGATACGGAGCCTGTTATCCCGGATGAAGGTGATATTGATTATCTGGGTTTCCCGGAAATGTGCCTGATTCACGAAATCCTGCGCGGAGAAGGACACGTCATATTCAGCACGGAGCCGGGATACAGGTATCACGCCCATATCGCCGCCAAGATTGAGTTCGTCAAGGTTGGACACGATATGGTTCAGGCGAAGATTCCATTCTACTGCGCCCCGTTCCGGCAGACGATCAGCATGGTTCAGAAGGTTTTCCCGACTGACGATGAGGACACGAGCGTTGACGAGGAATTTGAGGTTGAGGGGAACATTCCGACCAGACCGAAACTGTACGTTCAGCGTCAGGGCAGTGGACGGGATACGGCGAAGGATATCACGGTCAAGCTTCAGTGGACGAACCCGGAAAACAATAAGCTGATTGAGCAGACCATGAAGTTTTATGACATGAAAACAGCCGCTTGCCATGCGCTGTGTGAGCCGCAGATATGCCTGAACGCCGATGAGGACGCGCTGTGGACGAAAAAGGTGGAGGGAGCTTACTTCTGGCTGTATCCGGGAACGAACAGGGTAATATGCGAAGATAACGTGAAACTTACATTCTGGCAGAACTGGAGGTGGGTGTGATGATCTGTCTGTACAACAGGGATGAGACAGATTTTAATCACAACGGCACAGTGCTGATCCCCACCGTCTGTACCGTCCACGAGGTAGCTGGCGGGGCTTACGAGCTTCATATGGAACACCCGATGGATGAGGACTACGAGCGGTTCCTGCTGATCGAAACGGACAAGATTATCAAGGCGAACGTTCCACCGCTGAGTGTTCCGGAGATCACGCTTCCGGTCACGAAGGTTTGGAGGGCGAAGCGGAACACGCCGCTGTACAGCGTTCTTCCCCGCTATACCAAGCCGACAGGGCAGAGTACGGACTTGGCTGCTGTGAGGGCGCATCCGGAGAATTATGCGTGGACGGTTGGGCGGCAGTTCCTGAAGGGCGCGTACTGCGTCCACAACAGCGTGATCTGGCGGTGCCAGATGTCGCATATTGTAACCCTCACAAGCCCGGAACCGGGGAAAAACTCAAGTGTGTGGTCTTACGTGGAGATGATTATCTCCGGGAATGATCTGGTCAACAACGCTTCTTCCAACGGCTTGATTCCCGGAACGATTATCCGGAACATAAGCGAGAATGAGCAGGTCACGTTTGTAGCAAATTATAACGCCACGTATATTCAGGTCAGGGATCACACAGCCAACGCCAACGTGGGCTATGTGGCGCGGGACGATTTGGAGGAAACGAACACTGAAGACAGCGGTGAAGTGATTCCAGCGCACGAGATCACGGAACAGCTTTTCCGGATATACGATGTTCAGTGTGAAGACGATACCGGAATGGTGATCGTGGAAGCCCGTCACATCAGCTATGACTTCGCTGGGAACGGGCTGTTTGACTGCAAGCTGAAGGAAGCAACCCCGGCTGATGCGCTGGCGAGAATCCGAGGTGCTCTGATTGAGCCGGATGACCGGAGACTGGCTTGCGATATCGTGACGGACACGAAAATCAATCAGGATTGGAGCGGAAAGAACCCGATCAATGCTCTGCTGGGGCAGGACTCCGGGCTGGTTCCGCTGGTTGACGCAAGGCTGATCCGGGACAACAATGACTTTTACATTCTGGACAACAGCAACCCGAACCAAGGAATCATCCTTGAGTACGGAGCGAACCTGATTGGCGTTCACTGGGGTCAGAACACGGAGAACGTGATCACCCGTATCGTTCCCCGCTGTAAAAACGGCAAGGAAGGGTATCTGTACCTTGACAATCTGTTCGTAGACAGCCCGAAAATCAACCAGTATCCATTCCACCGGATAGAGATTCTTGAGTGCGACTGTACGGTTGGAAGCGAACAGGAAAAGATTGATGGAACCAAGGAGAAATGGACTGAGGAAACCGCCAAGCAGGAAATGTTGAAACGGGCTCAGGACAGGTTCAGTAAGGAACACGCTGACGATGTGGCTGTCACGCTTGAGGTTGAGTTCCTTCTGATCGGAGACACGGAAGCGTACAAGCAGTATCGGGGGCTTCAGCGGGTCAATCTGTACGATGAAATGATTGTCAAAGCCGAACATTCCGGGATTTACAGCGAAGCCCAGATGACCGAGTACGAGTACGATTGTCTGAACGAACGGTACAACAGCATCTGTATCGGAAAGGTGAACGGCTTCAAGCGGATTCCCGCCAGACGGATCGGCAGTTACAGCATCGACTACGGCAAGCTGGCTCCGGAAGTGGTGGAGATCATCGAAAACGGGAACGATTCCGATGATGACAACTACTACGGAAACGGAACCGGGAACGATGACGTTACGGGCGGCGGCGGGTATGTGCTTCCCCTTGCTGATGACGGAATCCGGGGCGGCGTACAGATTGGTTATACGCAGAACGGAAAGAACTACCCGGTACAGCTTTCCAACGAGAA